CTTGCGTCTGGTTCTGAGATTTCCTGACGTGCCATCCTAACTGGTTTCCCAAAGATCCGTAGATCTGCACTTTATACTATCTCATAACGTATCTAAGCAATTGTCACCAGCAATTGCCTTTCTTTGATTTCTTTTACCCAACTCATCATCATCTGCATCTTTCTCTATTTCCAACTTACGTGATAATGCACCTTGACGATCGAAAATATATTCTGCTGGGCGTTTCACTCCACGAGTGGTAGAAATCTTCTCTCTTTCCTGACGTTTGGCCAGAAACTGATTGATTATTTCTTCTAGTTCACTTTCACTATGTGCTTCGCGGGCACCTAACTCCGCACTTTCTTGATACCCCTCAGCATTACGTTCCACTCGTCGTTCACAACGCTCTCGCGTCCAACCTCTCCGCATCATGCGTTGAATCCTTATTTCGTCCCCGGGATTCCACGAAGCCAACAAAATGTCATATCCAGCCCCATTCATTGCCTTCAACATTATTCTCGGGGAAACTTGACCGAGCAACACACCACCAACTTTGACTGCTGCTTCGCCTATTTGGCTCATGTTCCGTAGCAACCCATTGAAACTGCTATGTGGTGCCACAGCATCATAACGTTGCCTCTTAGCTCCATAAATGCTAAGCCATAAACTGTCTAAGTCCGAGGCCAACGGATTTCTTCTTGTGTAAGTCGTTTTACCAGCTCCATTACCCATAAATATATACAGCAGCTGTCTGTGCTTGACACTGATTGTATCTCCATGCCAATCATCCGTTGGACTCGTGCTCCAAGCTAAGAGCGCTCGTAGATTATTTTGCAGTTGATGTCCGGCATAACTGATTTCATAAAATTGCATTGTGGTATCAGAATATCTAGCCCATTGTTCCAATGTAACATGAGGTCCAAGATTAGCAACACCACCAAATTTTCTGGCCAGAAAATAAGGCACACCCATTCTACCAGCCACTGCCTCTTCCGTCAACATCATTTTCTTTCGCGGAATTCCCCATCGAAATTCACTCAGTTCTGGCAGTTTATGTGGTGCCTCAGCCCAGCTAACGCTCATCTCATTATACCCCATACTATCTTCTTCTTCTCTTCGTGGCCAATGCTTCTCGCACCATCGCCGGGTTCTGCGTTGCTGATCTACCTTCATGCTTGCCCCGACAGTACAACCCTGCATCGCCTCAATGAATTCCTTCTTAATGCGCTTCGGCAGTTGTTCGAGCATTTTACCAAATCGCCCAACATAGTCTCTCGAAGCCAACTTGGGCCACTCTGGTTGTGGCTCACTTAGCTTTTCAACTCGAGGCATCGCAACGACTTGACTTCCAGTTCCCGCCCAGAGCGGAGCTACTCCGACAGCAGTCCTGTACTTCCACCATTCTAACAATATCACCTCCTGAGTGCCATCGTCGTTGAACACATCACGTATCTGCATTGTGCGATCAAGAGACAATGTGGCTAAGCGCCGAGCAACTTGTAGAGGAAGTCCTCGACAGTGGGCTTCCCAATAGTTGGCGGCAGTACTTGAAATTGCTGACTGCAACCAAGTTCCTTTTTGAACATACCAATTGCCAGTTGCCAACGTAGCTACCAATGAAGCCAGTGGTTTTTCTATTCGATGAGTATCAGAATAGCTCAGTTGCAAAAACTCATGGTTCTTCCGTCCACCGAGTTGTTTTGTTGGGTTGAGTGCATGCCCGCTTGCTGGAAGCTTAGCATAATAACGTGCGGCAGCGACTTCATCTTGAAAAGCAACGTCTTCATCATCTCCACATATGCCCATCCATTTGAACACTTCAGACTCCCCATCGCTGCTCTCGATTGTCCGGGCTATATCCATGTCAATTTTGTGTATCCAGGTGTTGTCTCTGGCAGTGGTCCGACAACCACTGTACATGCCGTTGATTACTCTGAGGAATCTTTCACCACAATTGTTGGTTTGAAGACATGACATACTCTTCCATTTCTCGGCTTTACCATAAATGATTGAGCTCCTTGCATAACCTGCTGCTGTCCATGCATGAGCCAGCGCTTTGCTTGGATTATAATATCTCCTTTGTTTGTCCATCAGCAATCTTGCACCGATCAAATGCAATGTGACTAACTCGAAATGTGTATGCTCAGAATTATAATCAGAATAATCCGTCGAAAGCCAATAACATCCGGCAGCTTCAGGTCCAGCTCTGCCACCCGAACCAGCTGCCATCCACTCAACCACATCAGCCGGTGTTTGACGTACCATGACACCTGAGTTGGCTTTCATATAATTCTCTATACCCTGATTGGCGAAAGATGCAATGAAACTCTCTTCATCATAAGAACCATAGAGACTACGCAGCTTATGCCCCGGTTCAGGTTTAACAAAATAATATCCTCGGTTAGTTGGTTTCTCATTCAAGATGCGTCTGAGCGCTTGCTGATCGAGTAATTCCACCAACACTTTCTTTCCCGGTCGATCTGAATTACTAAACCCCACTTGCGAAATATCCATTCTTTTAATGCTTTTGCTTGCTCCATTGGCCCCACGCAAGGCCCTCTCAGACCAATACTCATCTATGTTCCGTTGGATCATATCCTTAGGCATGGAACGGAAAGTCTGATCAACAATCAACTCTGCAGTCTTTCGATACATCTCTTCATATTTTTTGAAGGCGCTCTTCCTGTCAACAAGTGCCTGCCCCCATAAATGTTTTCTTGTGACGACTGCTCCGCGGTTGAAGTTTTCTCTGTTCACATCACTATCACCCCTGACTCTGATAGATACGTTTTTGAGCTTGCGTAGCAGTAGGGTGTCTCCGCCAGTGACTTTACCTAACACCATGCTGCGACGGACGGTTGTCAACTGTGAACTGAGTTCTGTCCACCAATCCGATAAAGGCACAGACAACCATCCATGTGCCACCACTTCCTCAAATAGATTTACTGGCAGCGTCAATAATACTAAAGCTGTGCCTGCTATTTCGGTCTCATCTGATGAAGGCGAATTGTTATGTAGATACTCAATCAATGTATCACAACCTGGGCACGCCTGCTTGATCATGGAGACTGTATAGTTAACTGGCCCGCCACCTGGGGCCACACGTCGTTGCATATCACTCCGACGATCACACATCCCTGGATAGATTGCGTCAACTAAATCCCCGATGTATCGAAATTTGTTATCACCACTCAGATCCCTATTATGGCGCATTTCATGGGCCAACTCAATAATTTCTTCACGACGAGCGAATCCCTGCAACGGAATTGGTCCACCTGAGCCCAGCTGTTGATAATGTTCTGCGCCAGCGGCCCCAGGCTGTGTAACGATCATCCACATTGCCTTTTCCTCCTTTGCCAAAGAATTATACCATGTACGCAGAATTTGACGATCAATGTGGATATTGCAGACATGAGATCGTAATCTGTTTGATCTAAGATCTCGCTTGCGATAAACCTTGCTGCCGAAAGCCAACTTACCTCCATATTGTTTTAACAACAGGCTAAAACAACCCCCAGCCAACGCAATGCCACGATATTTCCGAGAAACTTCAGCCCAGGATAAGTCCCAGAATGGAGGGCGTTGAAATGGATCTTCGATTGATTGAAGATGTGCGAAGCAGCACTCACATGATGTGCCCCGAACAAATTTTTCAACGTCAATCTCGTCATTCCATTTGCTGATATGTTCCAAATCCGTCAGTCCCTTCTCTTGGTCATTCAATGGGATGAGAATCTCGCTTTGCCACCGTAACGCTTCATGAGCCAAAGCATAGAAGCGCCTAGACCCGAAAACGACTATTGCATCATCCTTTGGTGCACATTCAAGCACCTGGTTCAAACGCCAAACTATGGGCACATTTGGTATTACCAAGCCGGCAAGTGCAGCAGCGCGCGCACAATCAAGCTCTCGTGGCTGCCAAAATGTGTGCTCCCAGCTGCAAGAACGTTGTACGCCGGCAGCTTCATTGATTAGTTCTCGACATTCAACCAATGACACTTCATTCTCGCAGGTTGCCGTTTTCTTTCTGCCATTTTCATACAATCCTGTGCGATGTTCTGTGTCCACCCTATCTGCCATAGGCATGCCTAGAGCATCACCCATTTGGCACAAGATTTCTTGCTGATCTGGTTCTAGATATTTGAGTTGACAACAGTGTTCTAACACTTCATTCGCTGCAGCAAAATCTTGTTTCTGATTGCATTCGAGGAAGGCTGCCTTGAGAAGATCGAACAACTGCTGGCTTTCTTCTTTATCGTCAACCAATCCCATGCTCTCTTTCTCTGATAGTGCAATAAGAAGCTCAGCACCCACCGAATGTGCTGGTCGGTGCACAGCTTCAGGTTGTTTCACGCTGGCACGGTTTACTATCCTACGCGACCTGCGATTTTTCGAAGAAGATTTATGCTGGATGTTCTCTCCTCCACCTTTTAATAGTGGGATTGTGCCACTTGCATATTCATGAGTGGGCACAGAGGTTGAACCACCTTGTCCGCTGTCCCCAGTGAGTCCACTACCAAACTCCTTCGAGCTCCCTTGATTTTCAGTGACGTCCTTGCTGTTAGGTTCGGTCTTTTTATCCTCGCTCCCATGTCCGTCACCATCCGGTCGCGGGCCAGATGAAATTAATGTCTGAACGGGATCAGCACTTTTCAGTAATCGTAGTCTTGAGAACCATTCACGCCAGTCGTCTTCGACTTTTGCCAATTTTTCCAAACATCCAGCGATATACACAAGTGACACCATCTCTTCCATCACCGCTTTGATGCTTTCGTGGAATGTCGGGATAAATTCCAATTCCATGCGCAGAAAGTGTTGAGTGACTTCTATGCTACTCTTTTTGTCTAGGGAAGCTGGGCTGAGCTGTCCGAGCTCCCACTGTTTTTGAGCCTGGTTGAGCGCTACCCGAGATATCTTATCCAGCGATAAATAATAATTCCTCAATGATCGTATGGACTCGATTTGTGGTAGGAACCCAAGATCGAGACCATGAAACGACAGCTCTGTTTTCATAGCTTGAACAAACCTAGCAGTGAATTTTTGCAATTTGGACCATGTCATGGCAAGTTTGAAGGGCTTTCCGAGATGCTTTGCACTGTTATGGTTTTCTTCATCATCAAGAGGCACATTCGGCTTGACGATACTTTCTTCACTCGGTTGAACATGTGGCGTTTTCTTTGCTGTCTCTCGCCCGATGACTTGTGTTTTCTTGCTTGTCACCGCTTGGTTCCCCTGTTTGCGTCGATATTTAACCACACTCCTGCTAGGCCTCCGGGGGCGATCACCAGCTGAAGCTGGCTTTTCATCACCAGCTCCAGCTGGTGATGACCCCCTTTGCCTGCGTCTTGCACGTTCTCTTGAAACAGCTTCCATGTGGGCATTACCAGATGCAACACGCGCCATTGAGCCATATATTTTGTCTTTCTGGTCTCCTTCTTGCAATCTGAATAACTCGAAATCAGTATCAACCATCAAGGTATCTCGACTCGGACTTGCTTCTTGTGCCGCAATTTCCGCCCGTTTCTGTTCATAATACCTTTCCTTCTCCTCATCATTCATTGAGGAGTCATTATCAGAAAGAATGTTCTCAGAAGAATCAGTCGTAGTGCTTACAAATTCTTCTTCAGAAAATTCGCACTTCTCTTCAAACGCAGGTTGAATAAAAGACCCATCCAATCGCTGATAGTAAGGCAGCTGATTTTGCCTATTCGCTCCTGATTCTTGTCTTCTAGATTGACGTCTCCGACCGCTCTCTCCGTTGTTCGGATGTATTTTCTTATTTTTGCCAATTTCATCTGGTGAACACCCAAGCATAGGCTTGACAGCAGGTGGAATTGCTGTGCGGCGATGAGGAATCCAATACCACTCCAAATGATAACGATCGTGTTCAGGGGTGCAAGCTATCATTGCTGCTTGCGTGTCAAGCTGATAAGCATAGCGGCGGCGATCACCGTTGCGATCATAGAAACTGGTCCATGCACCTTCCTTTGGCCACGCATGTCCAGCTGGTTTGAAAGGCCCAACTTCCCTCATGGTGATGCCGCCCGGGTGGCGTATTTCAATTGCCTCTATGATAGTGGTCCCACTCAGTTCACCCAGGGATGGCCAGGCTGCCGGTCCGAACTTGGTGTGCAAGGGACCCCGGAAATATGTCTGGTTCTCAATCCCGAACTCTGTTGGCAACGGAACAGGTGCGATCCATCCTTGGGCAGGCGAGCCTGCCGCCACTTTCGGCAGTATAGAGATCATCTCATGAGAAAACAATCGGCGTCCACACTCACTTCTGAGATGATGGACGAACTGCTTGGCCGTTGAACGTGATCCGGTGATCGACAACCACCGCCCTACCTTTCCAGAATAACCCATCTGGTTGACGACTGCTTGTGCCAGTCCTGCGACTGGGCGGACTGCACCTCTGGAAGCCCTGATCACCTTGATGGCGATTTCAAGCTCCGCCCTGTTATAACTGCCGGTTTGAATTATGCCTTCAAGCATATCAAACCGCACGATAGAATTTGCATAGCCCAACAAAATTGAAGTGGTCAATATCTCCGCTCGACGATGAGCTGTGTCTTCCGGGCCGACGCTCGCTAAGACTTTGCTCGTCTCGTTGCGTCCGAGCAGATAAGGTGCTAAAATGAAAGCCCGCATGCGTGAGCTAGGCATGGGCACAGTTAGATTGCTCAACCCGATTGCTAGCGGACACTGCCCGCTTTTACAGCGGGTCCAAAACAACAATGAATAATACTGCACCATCTCGTCGAACAAATCGAGATCACCATAGCGATGACACCACATCCGTGCTGCATTCCAAATATCAGCTGGAAAGAATTCTTGCCGCACGAGAGATCTCTCCTCGCTCCCAAAAGAGACGCTTGTCACGATGGCAGCCTTGCCAATTTCGGGCCATAGGTATGGTTCACGTGACATCGGTCTCCCGCTGTTCTTCGAAATTGACACTTTCTTCGAAGCGGCAAAGCTCAATACCCGAACGAGAGTGGTCTCGGAGTAAAGAGCTTCTCCGTGCATTTCCATCCATGGTACGTATTGGATGTTTCTTCCGGAACGATTGTCAGATTGTACCACACGTCGGAATTGATCCCATGAGCGAAATTCAATCAACCCAGGGCGTTTAGGCGACTCAACGACAACCCGCTCAGAAGCATCCTTCACGAGCATTTTGGCCTCTACATAAAGCGCAGCCAGACGCGCGGTAAATCTTGTGCATTCTACATCACCATCCAACAAAGACCGTCCGATGCGAGCAACATCTTCAATTTCCGTCAATGTGCCCTCTGAATTTACAAATGCCTGAGGCATTGCCCGTCTTGCTTTAATTGTAGACTCGTCCGTGGCGATGGTAAAAGCTGGCGCCCAAGCCGGTTCAACTGTTAAGGGTATACCGCGGGATAGAGCTTCCCCGTTATGAACATTCACATTTCCAGCAAACCTGCTCAGATTCATTTCCACTGGCCGCAGGGTGCGGATGATGCCCTTAATATTTCCAAACACCCATCGATGCAAAGAAAACCGATCTCGCCACAGGCCTTCAACAATCTCCTCATTAGGAAGGAGAAAGTCTTCCACGTTCACCGAGCAGAGACCGTCACCAGTCTCAACTACCGTGTTGGAGTTCGGTGTTACAGCATCGGAAAATGCGATCTTTAGAGGCTGTCGACCTGGAACTACTTGTGGAACAGCGGCGGTCCAGTAGCGGCTACTGACGAAACCACGCAATTGTGGCTCTCCCTTAGTCTCAATCGCCGGTAGCGTGGCTTGGTTCACGCCAGCCGGGATTGGAGGAGGCAGTTCCGCAACTGGGACCGCTGCCACAGCAATCAGCGGGGCAACAGCACCTGTGCGCGGCGGTGAGAGATCACCACCGCTGATGTCAGCACTCTGATTAGCAGCTGGTGCTAAACTTGCTGACGCCGCAGAAACAACACTTGAAGTTGACGCAACACCGGAACCATCAAGTGCACTGGTTTCGATGTTTGAATTAGATTCAGTATTTACCATATTTTCAGAAGAAGACATGTGTATAAACGCGTTGGCTGACGCCGCAG